GTCTCGCTTTGTGCCTTTCAGCCAGGACGCTATCATCTTTCGACTTGTTGGAACTGGGACCCACATCCCGCTCACCAGTTTGCTCCAAGAACCTAAGTACGGCACGTGTTGCGCTTCACGAGGGAAGGGCGCATCCGTTGACCAGTCCACTCCTAATTCGGCTTTCAGCCGGTCCCTGATCGAGACTAGGTTGAACTCTGTCACCACCTGATCCGACACGCTAAAGATCACATCATCGCCTGTCACGTCAAACTCGACGTTCTTCCGGAATTTCTCCCGTGTATCGCCGAACTGGCGAATCCAAGCGTAATACAGTTCTTTCTTCGTAATGCGTGTGTTGATTTTGATCGTGGCCGGATCTCCACTTTTGTTACCCCCCACAATGCACCACACAAAGCCTTCAGGATCCACCACGAGGGAAAAAGCGCGATTCCGAAGAACCGACATAAACCGCTCGCGATGTTCAAGGGTTTGCTCCTCACTAGGCAAAAAGTGCCAGTCCATCTCCGACATATGGATCACTTCCGAAAAGTAACAGTGACCATCACGCGCATCCACATCTGCACCGAAGCAATTGGGGTGCCTTCGCAGTTTGGTGATCAGACGGTCCCAACCACCTCCCCACTTGTTGAAGCCAATGCCATGATTCAGCGTTTCGCAGTAGTCACACCACCTCTCGCTCTGCCTGCCGAACAGGCGCAGATAAAAGTAGACCATTTCTTTCGAACTGGCCACAAAGGTGCGAACCTTCCGCTCTTCTAGCTTCTCCTTTGCACGCATCTCCTCCTTCTCGGTGTTCGCCCACAAGAACGCATATTCTGAGTCCCCAGGTTTCCTCATCCGATTCCAGAGATCTTCCATGTGTTCGGGATTTTCATCCACGAACGCTCCAGTCGTTGTATACACGCGATTAAATGGCGCGCCCACACTCTTGGACCTGTCGAGTTGACTTACAGCCCATTCATGCGTTGAAACGCCCACCCCGGTGAGAAACGGCGCCTCATCCTCCAAACACCAGCGTTGCGCGATGCGCATAGCCTCCTCATCCCCAAATTTCTGTAAAGAATCGTACTTAGCCAGTGAACGATAGGGATTTTCTCTGAAGAGACCTCCATACGCCAGGTCGAAGT